AAATATAATAAATAAAAAGTATCATTTTATAGTATTATTAATCATAATTAATTGTGTTGTAAAGATTTTAGTAAAAAATAGGCTTCATTTCGCTTTCAGTTCCTTTAAACCATTCTAGCACAAAACCCTTTCGTCCTTTTTTAAAGTTGTCTTGTATGTATTGACTACTTGGACTAGCGGCGTGATAGTTAAAATAATCGAAATCGTCGCTACTACAGTAATCAAATAGAGCTTGGTGACTATCCCCTTTTTTAAAAATAATACGCTGGCATTTGCCGTAAATCTTATTGCGTTTTATGTATTGGTCAATAGTTTCTACTTGTGCGGGATCGGTCTTAACTTTTAGGCCATATTTTTTGTTTTTTTGATCTTTCCCGTGGCTAATTACAAAACAGATTTTACCTTGAAAATAGTGGCTGAAAAAGGTTCTGTGGTTTGTTACTTTTATATTACTAAATCTATACTCAGCAGTCTCTTTAAAAAAAGTGTTTATGTAGTATGCAAATACCCCGGAATGATTGTCGTTGCAAATATTATTGAAAATTATTTTTTCGTAATAAGGCGATAGGCCTTGCGCTAGCCTCATTTTAAATGACCACCCACATTTGAAAACTTCCTCATTGGTCATGTTTTGAGGCAGCTTGTGTCCTCCCCTTGTGGTTTCACCGTCTTGTCCGTCTGCTAAATCCCCTAAGTCATCTAAAACAAGAGTGTTGCTTTTTTTATGTTTTACAGTCTCTTTGATTATCATGTCAGCCAAATTCATAACTTCATTTTCATTCCATGGCTCTGGGTACATTGCACTTCCGTCTTGATCTGGCTCCATACCTATATGGACATCTGTATAGGTCACGCTGTCAAAATCATAGGGTGTTTCTATTTTTACTGGCTCTATTCTTTCAGGGACTACCCAATTTTTTACTATAGATTCAAAGTCAAAATCTCTTACTTCTTCAACAATTCGTTCTTTAAAAACTATGTGGTAGGTTGGGTGTTTATAGTGGTGTGGTAAGAATTTAAAAGACGTTATATCATCTGCTGGCAGATTATATTTCTCGCAATATTCTTGAACACTTAGTATTCTTTTTTTTTCGTCGCAGTAAGCTGAAAGCACAAATGGTTCTTCCTTGTAGTCATTAGGGTCTGTGGTATTTTCGTTGCTGACTTCTTGCTCTGGAATATTTACTGGGGGGTTCTTTTTGTAGTCGATATCAGGGTCATACCCTTCTTTTAATCTACTTACTTGTGTTGCAGACAACCAATAAGCGGGCCACCCATTATTGCCGTTTTTGTCTCTTGTTTTAACGCCTAAAAAGGCTTGTTTGTTTGGGTCTAGGCGAATGCGTTTTTTTTTGCCTTCCATTGATTTAGAGGTAACTTTTTACAGCGCCACTTCTTACGGCAAATATTTCATTTGCAGTGTCAGTGCTGTCTGTTAATTCGATTTCTATATAGTACCCCCTAATTGATGATCCACTGACTCTGCTATTCTTTTTCGCAAAAGAAAAAGCACCAAAAATTGGTGTCGCGTTAATAGCATCCACGATTATTGTATCTTCGTTTTTATCTGTTATGGTCCCTATAATCTCTTGATTACTTCCATTCATTTGAATTAGTTCATCTCCAATACTGACCTTTTCATTAACCGATAAAAAATTAACGCTAGTCCCGGTTGCATTTTGTATTATGCCAATCCCGTGAGCCTTGCCTCTTAAGTCTTTTTGACTTTCGTTTCTTTTTATTGAGGCATACCATCGACTTTCTCTTTTTCTAAACTCGTTTAATAGGATTTTGCCGTTGGTAAGATTTGTTTTTAATACTACCGACCAAGCATTTTGTGATTCTAACGTAACCGTTTTGAATATTTTATCAATGCTAGGTTCGTCATTTATAACAACTGTTACCTTGGTGTCGTATTGGGTTCCGTAAAAATTAGCATGGTTAGACCCTACATGATGTTGCCAAACTTGTCCATTCTTAATAGTAAAAAACCTATTATTAACACCAATCATCATATCAGGTATGTAGCTATAAAAACTTGACCATCCTTTTACTTTTTCATCAAAAGCTAGTGTATCGCTACCGATGTTTACAATGTACTGGCCGGTATATCCATCATAACAGCCTATGATTTTAGCATTATTACTTAGTAGTTTGTCTCTAAAGTAATCTCTCATACCAAAGTTTGATATGACCTCTATACCGCTTTGTCCTTTCCTTAAGGCCATGCCTCTTTTCGTATCTACCCAATAGACATAATTGCCAAATACTGTTAAGCTTTGATCGTCTTTAGATATGCCGTATTCCCCAGAGTAAGTTTTAGTACCTTGAAAAAGTTGATTGCTTCCTCTTAGGTTGCTACTACCATCTAGGTTATAAAGCAATTCTTTGTCATAAAAAACCTTTGTTACCTTATCTTCTTGGAATACATCAATATCGTTATTCCAGGAAACCAATCTATAGATTGGGCCATTTGCGTCATCAAGGTTTTTAAAATTTGCTTGGGATAGATTAAACTCATTTAAGGCATTAAAGTTTGTTGTCTGCTCATAAACACCGCTATAAGTAAAACTGGCTATCCTTTTATTCTGTCTGTAGTCATCTATTGCTACTAGAGATCTACTGTTTAAGGAAAATGACCTTGCATTAAACTGGTCCCTTAATTTGTAGCTTTCAAAACCATTTCCCCATGCAAAACAATTAAAAACGTCCAAAACAAAAACACCGTCTTGAATATCTGTTTGGTCTGTATCCCCATCAAAACCGCTTATGTGAAATCCGTTGTTATCTATAGAATAGGTTCGACCTATTTCGTGATATACTTCTAGGTTATCATTAGCGTCAACTAGCTCTTTTTCAAAAATAGGAAGTTGCTCTAGGGTGCGTATTTCTATATAGACATCACTATAAACTTTTCTGGTTGAATTTCTGCTATCTTCTTGGCTCTCAATAATCATGGCGTGCTTTAATCCAGAACTATCTACGTCATGTTCATTAAGGACTGGCCTAAACCAAAATCTATCAAGTGTTTGACTAAAATCAGGTGCCGCTAATATTTGATTGTATATTTCATCACCATAATACCATTCCTCTATGTTTTCATAATTGTCATTACTAACTAGGTTTAGTAAAAAGTTGTCGGAAACAGGGCTTTTTTCTTTTTTAGAGTAGTACTTTAAAGTTATTAATGATCCTATGGTTATGTTTTCTTCGGTGACAAAAAACGCATAAGCGCGATTATCTTCATCAGGACTAAACCCTTTATTCACTTTTACAAGCCACTTATCGTTTGAGCTGTGTCCTGTTATGGCGCCAAATGTGATGTCTAAATCTGCATCAAGGGTTTGAGAAACGCCAGTTATTGATATGCCAGAACCACCATTGTCATTCCAGGTCCCATCTGTCTGCTGAACACGCCACCTAAATGTATCTGTTGGTCCAGTAGAAACTATTTCAATTTCATATCTTAAATCAACTGAAGTTGAAAAAGAAGCTGTGGGGGTAAGATCATCTAAAGTATCGCCTTTAAACAATGTTTTTGTAAAGTCAGTGCCTTCCCCACTTATCCTGTCGCTATTTTCGCTTTCATCATAATCTTTGTACTCATAAAAATTATAACTATTTTCATCAAACCTTACATCTTCATTAAGGATAGATGTTTTGATATAAAAGCCCTCTGGCTGACCCCCGTTGTTAGTTGTTATCCAATCTTTTTCTTTGCGCTCTAAGTCGAGAACTTTTAGTTTAATGACTTTGTTTTTAATGCCTTCTGTGTCTGCCTTGACTATAAGGTTGTCATTTGTGTTTAGTTTATTGACATCTGCTGGCTGAATGTAGAAATAAATGTAATTGCCTTCTGTAAAGAACAAGGTTGGCGCGATAGTTTCATAAGCCTTTTTGTTTTCCTTGATAAAGAACCTCATGTACTTTGCAAAAGCCGGCGCTTTCCCGTTAACGGTTGCTTGTATTTGGTTCTTCTTTACGCACTTTTCTATAGAAAAACTAATGGTGTTATTTAGGTCTGTTATAGGGGTTGTCATTCGCCCGTAATCATCAATATATACTCTGGCTATTTCGTAATCCCTATTAACTTTTAAACTCTCTGTAGGCGTGCCGCTTGCTATATCTGTTTCTACTGGTGATAATGAAATAGTAGAAGATATTTTTGATCCGTTACTTTCTACTAAATCGTAATTTTCTACATAGTTACCTAAGACTATGCTGTTATTGATGACTGCAATGGCTTTAGCTGATAAAGGGACATTGTCAAACAACCTAAATAACTGCCTTTCTGGTAGGACTTGGTAGGTCTTTGTATTATTAAATACAAAGTTTTCTATAGCATTATTAGCATACCCCAACTTTTCTTTGTCGAAGTAGTCTATAACATAAGCAAGATCTGTATTGCCTACTTTAAAAACCAATTCAACTCCTAGCACATCAGGACCACCTGTATTAAACTCAATCAATACTTCATTGGCCGAATTAACCATTCCTTCGTTACTGCTCGAGCTAAAATTGTATTTGAAGGTTTCTGGCTTAAAAGCTACGTTTGTAAATGGCGACAAGGCGCTAAACTGATTGTCTAGGTATTTGTATCTATATGCAATGTTGATAAAGGTTTCTTTTAGTGTTTCCTCTTTAGTTGCGTTTGAATTAAGAGTTATTGTAGGTGGTGATAATGGCGGGGCTTTAATTAGTAGTATGTCGCTCAGTGTAAATCCGTTTGCACCCCATGTTTTAGCCCTTTCAATATTTAATAATTTCGGCTGTGTGTTTCCGTCTGTAAATGCCAGGTACCTGTTATTGGTATCACTGTCAATAATAAGAACCATTTGAGCGTAAAAATTAGTGTCAAAACCTAGGGCGTTTTCATCACCTACCCTAGTGTCTTCTGCTACTTTTGTGGCTGTTTCAGACCTTACATCGTATTCAAGAACATAATTACCAGTATCACTATTTGCAAGCCAATATATCTTATCTTCAGATGTGTCTTCTAGGCCGCTAATGGTGTTTACGGTAGTTCCTATGTTTAGGCTAGTCTTTACTGTGTTTGACAAAACTTTTTCGATTGCCCCTACATCACTGCCCTCACTATGCGCTACTTGAATATTTTGAGCCAGACGATACTCTCCTTTTCCAATTGTACGCTCATCGGCGTCTAGGTTCATTCGGCCAGCTAGAAATGTTCTTCTTAGATCCTGCATGATTAATTTGGTCTGAGATTGGTATTCATGACCCGAATAAGTTGTTGCATATTAAACTCTGCGCGATCTAATTTTGCCTCATGCCGAGATGTCTTAAATCTAAGTAACGCTCTGCTTTTTTCCATTTGAGGAACCCCGGCCCGTCTTTCTATGCACTTAAAGTAAACATAATCGTTAAGTGCTTGCACCCAGTCTTTGTGTATTACTATGGCTTCCTCTTTATAAGTGTCAAAACTTAGCCCATCACTACGATACTCTAAGACTATTTCTTTGTCGTCTAAATTGCTACTAAAAGAAATTTTACCGTTTTCTTCGTCAATACTAAATTCCCCGTATTTACTAAGCTTGTCAGTGTGTAACATTGCGTTACCGCTTAACCCTACATCAGATAATCCAAACTCATATTTCTTATATGGCTTTGCTAGATAATTACTTGTATCTGCCTTAAGGATATAGCCGTCAATATCAAATAAAATTTCACCGCTATTATTTTGTAAATACCCGTCAGCTTTGTTTATGTTTTTGTTGACATCTAAAGGTTCTAACCTATAACTGTTTGTAATTGTGTCCCAGACCACAACAGAAACTCTTTTCCAGGCAACATAATCGTGAGGTAATGCTACATAAAGAGAAGAAGGAACTGTAATTTCCATGGCTTTAGACGGACCCATACGCATTTGATTAAAAGCTCTTATGCCTTGTTTAGCTCGCTTAACCACGAGTGACCGCCTAACATTTTTGATGTAACTATCATCATCAATAGTTTCAATCATAAACTCATCAATAAACTCTTTTAAGGTCAGGTATTGATATTCACCGTGTCTTTCTGGGTCGTTATGATAGTCAAAAGGAGTAGCCATTAGATTTTGTTTTCTTGATTAAAATTAACCTCGTCCTCTCTTTGTGTGATAGCTTGAATGTCTTTTTCCTTTAGGTTAATACCAAAACCTTTTAAGATAGCAATGGTAAGCTCTCCTTCAAGACTAGGGTGAATATCAGCATCTTCAAAGTCATTAGAACTAGGGTTAAATATTTCAACTTCATCTACTACATTAAATGTCCACTTGGCTTTTTTGGGATTCCTTAAGTAGCTTAAACTAACAGTATCAGTTATAGTGTCTGGTAGTATTGAAATAGTGGTTCCGGATTTTATTCCTATTGGATATGTTTCGTCAACACCGGCATTTTTTAATATTTTGAAATCCCTTCGGCTTTTACACATATCAACCTCTATACCGTTGTACTCTAAATAGTCAGAGTACCTATAGTCAGTTGGAAGTAGAAACTCACCATTCAAATAGGTCAAGTTTTGATCCGATACTAAATAATGCTGGATTTGCTCTCGAATTAAATCTGGTAGGTTTTCCAATCCGCTATTTATAAGCCCCCTGTTTTGTCTATTCACTAATCGATTAACCTCGAAAAATAACTCTTTGTAAATCTCCTCAATACAATGATTGGTGATGTTTTCAAAATCCTGAGGATTAAAATTACCTCTGCCATCAGTGTTTAGATAGGATTCAACAGTTTCTTTTATTCGGTTAAGCATTTCTAATAGAATAATTTAGAATAAAAGTACAAAATATTTATATTATAAATCATATTTTATGATAAAAAGGCCCACAATAAAGCGGGCCTTTTCGATCACGGGGGGACGTGAATACCAAACGAGTTGGAGTTTCTTAATCCTCTGAATTGATTTTATCAATAATCCATTCTAGGTCATTCTTCTTGTTGACAGGGACCTCCTTGCCAAACTTCGCTTTATATTCGCTTTTGGCATTTTCAAGATCATCGTCATCATTGTTTGTTTGAGTAGCTTTCTGGGCTAATTGTTTTTTAAGTTCTGCTATTTCTCTATCCTTTTGAGATATAATTGAGTCAACATTGCTTTTAGATGAACTACTCGTTAGTTTAGCGTCAACCCTTTCCCCTATAGATTGAAGCACCAACTCACTTTCTTCTGTTTTTGTGTTTAACCATCTACCTAGTTCTAGTATGCCGTTCTCGCCTTTACCAAGCTTAATAATAACCCCCTCACTATCTGACCAAACAACTGCTGTTCTTGTGAAGTTTTCTTTAACAATGCCTTTAGTAAAAGCAAGTCCAGCTAATAGTTTGCTCTGATAATTACTGGCCTCAAACTTAAGTTTAAGTTCTTTCGGACTCACATCGGCGTACTGCCTTAATTTTAACTCACAAAGACCTTCGGACCAGCCTATAGCCTCTTTACCAAACACTGCTAAGGCAACCGCTTGGATTTGGTCAAAGTCTGTGTCTTCAACTAATTGTCTTGCTTCACTTTGTTCTCTAAGGATAGACAATTGCTCCTCTTGCTCTAATTCAGGAGACCAAATTTTATATTTTCGGTTAAACCACGGGTGAACCTGCATGATCTCGTTAAGTAGTTTGTCATCTTTGCGAACTCTTAATTCACCATTCTCAAACCATATACTTTGTGGCTGTAAGTCACCTTTGATATCCTCTTTGAAAAAGGTATCTGTTCCAGGCACATAAGTAATTCTTCTATACCCTAAATCTTTTTTTTGGCCATTTTCTTCGACAAACTTCTTTACAAAAGTATCTGCTAATGGCAATTGAAAACTCTTTGGTTTTCCTTGAAGTAATCTGTAAATAATGTATTCCATTTTTCGTTTAGTATTAAAAAAAGGGCATGAGATTAGTCATGCCCTTTATAAAATTAATATTTACACCCCTGTATAAATTCCAGTTCCACGTCTAAACACAAAGAATTGATTTGCTCCAACCAATTGGTTAGTCATTTCAGTTTCAATGTGCATTTCCATGGTATCTTTCTTATGAGGAGTACCAATAGGTCCACCAAAGAATTTCGTTTTCTTATAACGGTTGATACCATTCATTTGACGATAACGGATGGTGAAGTATGGCTTGCTGTAAACGTCGCCATCTTCTAAAACATTAGCTTCACCGGCTGGGATCATCAAGGACTGAATTGAAGTGTTTTTCAATTGCTGAGACCCTAAAAGTTCTGGCTCATCTAAAGTTCTTAATTCAGAACACTGGAAGGTAATACCATCAATATAAACACCTTTGAAACCAAGCTCTAAGGCATTTTCCTTGCTGTTTTTAAACATACCATAGTTGGCTCCGTCTGTGTAGTAAGCGTTCTCACCGGCAAGCATTTTTCTAAATGCGGCCATTTGAGCATGATCTTTCCACCAGTTGTAAACGGTAGCACCGCCTTGTTGCTTAATTCTGAAAGCAATATCGGAAAGAGCGTCTGTAGTTGTAATCAACTCAGTTCCAATGTTACCACCTTCTTCAATTTGCTGAACCAAACCTTTCATACCTCTTTGATAACCTGCGGCAATAGCATCAGAACCAGCCTCAGCTCTTTCGTGTAAAAGGTGTGTTAGTTCAATGTAGTTATCGTAAGCATCTTCAGTTCGGCCTAACTCGACATTGTACCATCCTTCTCCACCTGGGTATTCTGGTGCCTCAACCCATGTGATATGAGCCATATCGGATTCGTTTTCTTCATAAAAGTCCTTAAGGATGTGAGGAGTATTTGTCTTATACTCTAATTGATCCTCTCGGCCTTGCTCGAAGTTTCCTTCACCTTTACCCCAAATGTTTGAGAATTTAGAAACAGTAATGTTTGCTAACCCGATTTCATAACCCGCATTTTTCTTGTTTAGTGCGGTGAACTCAGTTGCGCTTCCAATAGCGTCAACTACTGCTTGGTTTTCTACGGTTCCATCACTCAACAACACAATATCACCTTTTCTAAGGTTGTGAGGTGTTGCAGTTGTGAAAACGTTAGCGGCTCTTGAAACGCCTGTATGCGCTTCGTGTAATTCGCCCAATTCTGCGTGTCTAACTTCGTCAGAAGCAAAAGGCACTAAAGCGCCCATAATTGCACAAAATGGTAAAAGTTTTCCTTTTCCTTTTTGTAAATGTATCTTCTTAGTTAAGTTAGGGGCATATTGCAACGAATAAGTGTATGGATCAATATAGTTCCATGCACCGGCCAATTGGCCTGACGGAGATACCAAAGATGATCCCGTCAAATTGTTTTGTTTTAAACCCACGGTCTTTAAATTTTAGATTTGTTAAACTATAGTGTTACCACTTTAATCCAAATCTTTGGCCGCGTCCTGAATTACTTCCCCGTTCTGTTAAACTGCCGTAACCTTCTTTAGTTGTTTCTCTCTTAGGCATGGTTCTAAAGCCAAAATTCTCATTGTTACTTCGTTTAGCTAATTCTTCTAGCAACATTGCTCTAGCTTGTTGCATAGCCTTTTGAATAACTTTTTGTTGATTTGCTTTATCACCCCACCAAAAACTCTCTGCTAAAGCTTTGTGGTCTAGGCCGTCTTTGGTTGCAAAACGTTTTTCAATTGTAGCGTCTAAGTCTTTTGCCCCGGACAACATACTATGCTTATCCTCATCACTAAACTCATAGTTAAATTCTACTTCGCGTTTTTCACCAGTATCCTCGAAAACTACTTTGAACTCACTAGAGCTAACACTGTTCAAACCCTGAGTTAATTTTTGTAAGTAGGTATCTTTCGATTTATTAATTTCTGCTTCGTACTCTGATTTCGTTACAGTCCTTCCATCTGGCAACATCATTAACGGCTCGTTTGCCGCTTTCTGCTTCGACTGCCTTTCTAAATGCTCCTGTAAAGGTTTTTTGTAAGTCTCTTGCTGCGCTATTAACGACTCTTTGTAAGACTTAACATAAGCATTTAGCTTAATCAATTCAGAGGTTTCTAAGTCCCCAGTCAAACTAATATTTAGTTCGTTTTCTAGGTGCTCATCTAATTGTTCGTTGGTTAGGTTGTCCATTCCCGTCTCCTTCCTAACCTTTTCTCTTGCTATATCCAAAGGAGATAGCTTTGAAATGTCTTGGTTCAAGAACTCCCATTCCTTTCTGCCTCGACCAGTTTCTTTCTTGAACTTAAAAAACGCCTCATCTTCGGGGCCCATTACATCAGCCCAAGGGTTCACCTCTTTTACAACCTCTTTTTCAATTTGTTTTGAAAATGAGTTTTGATAGTCTTCAAGGCTTTTAAATTCGGTTTTGTTCTTTTTGTTAATGTACTCTAAGAACTTTTCGTCACTTAAATCCTCTGGTTGACTTTCGGGCTGTTTCTCAGGCCCTTTATCGGGTTTAGGATCTATTTTCTTAAAACCTAAATCCTCAACGTTGTCTGAGGTCTTTTCTTCTATTACCTCACTACCAGTATCTTGGGCTTGTTTTTGCTCTGGTTTTTTGGTTATTTCCTTAAAACCATCGTCTTCACCCCCTGTAAAACTATTAGACAATCCAAAATTCGCCATAGATAAAAACTATTATTTTGTATCAAATGTATAGTTTTTTTCTATTTAGTGCAATTAATTGATAATTAAATTCTTATTTAATGATATTTTTGAGCTTATTTTTTATTGAAAGTCAAAAATCTGTGATAATAGGTCTTCTTTTTCAAAATCAATTGCTTGTGGATTTTCGCTTTTTCTCTCAGGTATCATTCTGCTTTGTTGTGTCGCTTGAATTTTTGTGCGCTTATCTTTTCTATCCTCCATGTATTCAGCTTTCTTAAAGTTACTTGCTTCTTCTAGTTGCTTTAAAAAAACGTCTCTTTGAAAATCGCGTTGTTTCCCGGGTTCTTTAATTTGCTCTAATGCTTCTTCTTTGGCAATTTCGATTTTTGCTAGGCCAGCATCATAGTTAAGGTCTGCTTGTTTTTTAAGATTGTAAGCTTCTGCCTCTGCTTTTTTAGCGGCCACTGCCGTTTGAGCATCGTTTTCGCTTTTGTTTCTTGCCTCTATCATTCTTTCCTCCATTCTTCTTTTTTTCATTTTTTTGCCTTGGTGGAATAGGTATTGTGTAGCAAGTTTTATGTTTGTTTTTGCGATTTGCTCTGCTTCATTTTTGACGGCTATTGTATCTATGTCAGCCCCATTAGCCTGAATAAACAAACTTAAGTCTTCCTTGAAGCTGTCTAATTCTTGTTTTGTAGGGATCATGTTTACCGTAAATCCAAAGTCGTGTAGGTGCCTGTCTTTCATAACTTCTAAAGCTTCGACATTTTCTTTCCCTACTGCTTTTTTATACATTTCCTGTATCTCTTTTGCCCCAGGCTCTTTACTTCTAAAAATAGCATGAACTCTCGTGCTTATAAGTTCAGAGTTTCTCTTATCGAAATCAATAGAAGCATCTACAATATGCTTAGTGGCTGTATTACTTGCAAGTTGGGCCATTCTATTAACGCCCAACAAGGCGTCGTGAGGTAGGCTACCGTCTCTTGCAGGGTTAACGCCACTGGTTTCCCTAATAGTGTTATAGTAATGCGCCCATACATTTAACAATGCGGCCAAGGCTGACCCTTGTGCATTAGAAGCTGTTCTAGCACCTTGTTTGTTAGATGTCCCGTATTCACCAGCATCTACTACTTTTTCAATAACAACACCTTTAACGCCTAGCATATTTAATGTGTCATCCCACATTTGTTTTTGGTCCCCGGTTCCATTAAGATCAACCAAGGCATCTTGATTTATAACTGTAAGATCTGGTTTTAATTCTGCTTGTAAGTGTTGTATCTTCAAGTGTGTGTATTGCATTTGATCGACTAATGGCTCTATGTCGTCTAAAAAGCTATGCAATACATTTTTGTAAATATTAGTTGACCTAACTACAAAAGGTGGTATTGGATTATCTCTTTCGTCTCTTACAATATTTTCTTCTTCTTTAATTCCGTAAACATAGCTACTATCAATAATATAAGTACCTGATATCCATGTGCCTTTTCTAATGCTTAATTTGCCATAATCGTTTCTTTCTGGCGGATCATAGCTTTCGTCTTTAGAGGAGGCTTTTACGGTTTCACCTTTTCTTTTGTGTAATTTCCAGTTATCTATTTTACTGGTTTTAAAGGTGTATCTTAATATTTGAATTTTGATATCCAACAACTCATTGAAATCACAAGTCAAGTAGTTGTTCATATTTCGGTTATCCCCAGCAAAACGTTTAGCTATTTTCCTAAGCTCTTTTTCGGTGTAGTGGCTTTCGGTTGCTAATTGGTCAATAGTGATTTCGTCAATATATCCAAAATAATAAGCGTCTTTAAAGTTGTTGTTTCTTACTGGGCTATGAATAAAAAACTCGGGGTCCACGTATTCAGTAGAAACGCCATTGACCGGATCTGTCCAGTTTCTTGAAGCGGTAATTCCAATTTCAACCAGGTCTTTCTTTTTTCTTTCCTCGATGAAATCATAATTATTGACTTGCTTAATGTAGTTGATTAGAATTTCTTCAGCTATTTCAATTTTTGGTCGGTCCTTAATTTCACTCCATAGCATCAAATCTTCTTCATCTTCTGGTATAAATCCTTTTGGGATCATATCAATACCTAAATCCCTTTTAACTTTTTTAAGCAATGGCAAAGTGCGCATATTGTTTCTATGCTTTTCCATTTGCTCTTTTTTCCTAAGCAATGTATGTCTGTCTTTTGCTCTAATATCTAGTCTATAATTTTCTTCACTAATACCATTGGAAACAACATTACAAAACTTGCCAGCAATATTAATAGGTCGCCAGTCTAAATTCATGAAGTCAAGAGATCCTTTTTGCCTAGATAGGTGTTCTTTATATTTCTTTTCATTTTGCTCACCCCTAGCCAATAGCCTTTTGTTAATAATCCAACTCCTTCTGGTGCCGTAATTACTGGTCTCTGTTATTTTGCCGTCTTGGAACCAGTCATTAGACATTAATCTAGCGTATGCTAAATTGTATGCTTCACTTAGCTTTGTTTCCCAATTTGCCATTGGGTCTGGATAGTAAATTTTCTTTTCTTGTGTTTCCATGGTTTTTAGGTATTATACAGCTTTACTAACAAGGCCGCTATTATCATATCTGGTAAAAGGATTTCTATTTAATTTTCGTTCTTCTTTCTTTTTAATTTGCATTTTATCGTTGGCTAATAAGGCCAATGAAAATGAAATATAGGCGTCATATTTTGTTCTGTCTTTAAGGTCCACATCTTTAAGTTGTTGAAGGGTCCTATTGAAAACCATATCCCCCATCATTCCGATTGGCCTATAGGTGTCTTTATCTGAAATACCTATATGGTCTTCGACATACGCTAGCGTTGCATACATTTGTCCATTTGATACTGTATTCCCTTGTGCCGGTGCGCCACCAATTTTCTTTTCAGTATCAGTAAGTTCTTTGTATTCCTTAAAAGGGTTGTTTAGAGAAAAGTGCCTATACCCTCTATCTCTTAGCGTTGTTAAAAATGCCTCATTTGAAAGCTCGCCTAGTACTGGAACAGAAAAGTAAACCATGCACATTATAACATCTTCAAAAAATAGCTCAATAGTTTTTGCTCTATCTATATATTCAACGATACAGCAATTATTAGGGATAGATTCGTAAGTGTTTGGCTTAGTCACTAAGTGAATAGCACCTTTAGATCCTCTGCCGTCGGCACCTCTATCTCTGTTATAAGGGTCAACACCCATTGCGCCTAAGTTTTCTGCAACTGGAGCCCATGCCCTAATGCCATGTCTAAGCACCAACTCTTTTACATTTCTAATTTGTCTTGGCGGGTGGCATCCTTTTTTAATCCAAAATCTACCATTAGTGTTAGGAGACCAAATTACTTCTGTGTCTTGCCTTCCGTCTTTCCAATAAAAATTGCCGCGCTCAATTGCTTCGCTTCCATACTCTGTATGATTGTAAGTATTTTTATTGTGATCTATTTGGTCTAATATTTTGTTTAAGTTCCATTCGCAGTCTTCAGATTCATCCCTAAAAGCATGGTCTATATTTCTTGGGTTTTGCCTTAGAAATTCATTTAATCCCTCTGGGTCGTCTTTAAGAGCATCAACTTCGTTTTGCCATCTTGTTATGGCTCCTGTGCTTACAAATTCACCCAAATCATTCATTATTGGTTTCTCAGGGTCTTCTACGATACTAAACCCATACTGATCGAAAAAGCCTTCCCAGCAATAAACCACATCAATAAATAAATTGTAAAGGCCGCTTACCGTCTGATCGTTTTTTGTTCTTTCATAAGGAAAGCTTTGTCTATAAACATTTTCAAACTCTTGCCCACCTTTCTTTTTTGAATTTACAGTTGAACCAACCATGCTTTTGCCAACGATACGAACACCTTGTCTATGCGAAGTTTTAACGATTCTCCAGTATTCATCAAACGGACAATCTTTTGGCCACTTACCGCACTCATCAATTGCTGAACGATATATTTTATCACCATCCATTGCATTAATTACAGTATTGTGGTATCTGATTACTGTATCAAGTCCCTCGTCAAGTGTTTTTACACCTTCATTTTGGCGTTTTTTTCTTGAAGGTTCAGCTAGCAACAATTCTCTTTTAGGTGTTGTGGTTCCGTCCCAAACCGGCATAAAAAAAGCGGGTAGTTTTTTAAAGGTCCTTACTAGGCGCGCAAACATTTTTCTACCATCCTCACCACTTTTTGATATGATACCTAAGTCTTTATTTTCGGCAGTTGTTCCAGATTCAATGTGTTCGCTATTACAAATACTGGTCCATCCAAAACGTCTAGGCTTTACAAAGTCTATACCATAACATCTATTATCAGCCTTACAAGCTTCCCAGTAAATAAATAATTCATTTTGAATTACCCTAAATGTTCCATAGCCATCATCTAATCGATTCCATTGATAAAAAAAATAGCTACTTCCTGGCATATAAACTGGCTCCCCTTTAATATAGATCCATACCCCGTATTTGCGTTTTTTAAATTCGCCAAGGATATAGCTTTCGTATTTAGGGTCGTACTGTGTTTCATCATTTAAACCTTTGGGAGGCTCATGACGTTTCCATTTTTGATTTAATTTGGTTTTATCGTGATTAATAAAATCCCGACGGTTTTTTGGTATTGAAGGTAGTCCAATATTAAGGCCATTGATGTTGTAGATAGGACCAAGTGTTCCGTCCTTACTTATAATAACGACATCATACTCAGAATTATAGCCATAGGACCACGATTTTTGTTCGTTACGGTTATTGACTATTTCTTGGTCAATTAAGTCTTCTACTATTTCGCCTAAATAAAATATCATAAATTAGTTGCTATCTTAGCCCAACTACCCGGTATTTCTTTTTCCTCTCCTTTAATTTCTTTTTCAAGGTCATCGATTAATTGCAATGCCCACTCGCTATCAACTCTTGCTATTTCTCTAGCCTTAAGGACGTTTATGTACTTATCTTCACTAAGCGCCCCGGTTTTATATTCATCTTCATTGCTTTCATCTATATCAATATCAACTACATTTAAGTTGATATCTACCATTTCTTTCAGCCTTTCAATTAAATATGGCAACTGATCTTCTCTGTAGCTTTTAGCATGAGGATTAAGGCTTGTTTGCAGTTTATCTATCTGGTTATAAACCCTTAAATTTTGCTCTACAGCCAACCTTTTACCTTTAAGAACATTTGGGTATTTATCACTACTCAATTCACTTTCGACGCTTCGGTTTATGACGTCATAGTTTTTTGTCACCTGACTTTTTAGTTTTGCTATTAGGTCAGGTAATCTCTTTTGGTAGTATGTTTTTTCGTTACTCATGCACTTAGTTTAAGGCCCCAAATGTCTTTTGTTCTAACCCACCAATACTCTTTGCCGTCTATCCAAAATTTTACGCCACCCCTAGGATCAATTAGCACTGTATCATTTGCTTTAACGCCCATTTCAACAACCGATTGATTTGGGTAAGCCACTTTAGCGTATTCTTTTTCGTATTTTTCCTTGCTTTTAGGAATAACTAATACAGAGCTTGTTATTTTCTCAGATTCCTTTACAATAGGCTCTACCATAAGATTATTTTGATACCCTTTCCATTTGCTTTGTGGATTTTTTCTGAATAGAATAATCATGTTAGGGTCCACCCTAAACCATTTTTTCTCTCTATCCACATAGTTTGTGTAGTCCTGAGTAACGCCTTGATAGATTTGCTTATACATAAAGGTGGGTTCGATCATAACCTCATATCCGGTCTCTATTTCTGTATCTTTAAATAGCGGTGTGGCTATAACTTTTGCAACCCTATTACTTAATCTGTCAACACTAAATCGTTTGTCAGCAAAAAGTTCTATTCCGTTTTCGGTTTTAAACTTATCTTTTAAAACTTCTGGCAGTTGAATTATAAAATGGTGTAGTGATTTCATAAATTTTTAATTAGTGTTATTAATATTGCCATTATCGCGGCCCCTATTGTTCCGTTTTTTACATCCCTCCAAAACAAATTTGGACTTTTGTATTCCTTTACTTTTTCGTAAAATTTATCTTTCCATATTAGAGTTTCATTGTTAGAGGCCTCTACTTCATTTATCAATTGCAAAACATAGTTAATATACTGATCCAAAAAAGCCTTCTTTTTATTATAGGCCTTCATGTAAAAAACACCTCTATCAATATCCTTTAGCATTTCAACACCAGCGCCATAACTTATAGTTATACTGTCAGGTATTTTATTGACGGCTTCTTCTAATGCTATCCGCTCTTTGCTCATATTTTGAGATTCTGTTTTTAACCACATTGTAGTTATAAACACTATCGTCAAGATTTTTAAGGTTTTCTTTAAGTTCCTCATCTATTTTGCTTCTTTGCTTTTTTATAACCCATACCGTATCTCTTAAGACTTTTACCAGAGTTTCGGTTTCTCTTATTATTTTTTCACCCTCTTGGTTTATTAAATCAATGTTTTGCAATTCTAGTTTTGTTTTTTCCTTTTCAGCACCCTGCCACTTAAATAGAAAAAACACCGTAAATACAATCAATATCAAATAACCAATATAATAAGGCTTAAGCTTTGCTATCATTTTATGATGTTAAAGTGTTTTAATGTCTTAACTGCGGCATCCCCTGGACACTCTGTATTAGCCCCTCTTGCATCTCTATGGGGTATGACGTCGCAGATGTTTATAACCTCTCGCAAACTAGCCAGAATAAGCTGTAACGTTTCAATCTGTTCTTTTCTTGGGTACCTAGTGTCGTAGTCTCCCCATAGTACAATACCAATCCCCCTAGAGTTATTGCCGCCAGTATGGTAGCTTATGTTCTCTAGGTCGTTGAGTAGTAATATGTCACCGTTCTCCTTGATCCCTATGTGGTAGGCAATAGCCGGCCAGTCTCTCTCTGCAATATGAAAACGCATGACAGATGGCACTGAAGTAGTATTAGCCACACCTAAATGATGAAGATATACATAATAACAAATTGAGTTATTAAACTCTCGGGTGCCGTAAATCTTTGAACCGTGTTTTAAAAAGTCTTTTTCAACTATCTTAGTAGAATCAACTAAAGTGTAATTGCTTCCTGTGTAATCGTATATCGCGATATTCGATAAGTTTTTTTCGTAATAATCATACCCTTTTTTGGCCCCAAAACCGCCTAGTAAAAAGGTTAAAAAAATTATGGTTGCTCTTTTTTTCATATTTCCCCTTCTAAATCTTTGTTGTTCCAGTAATTTTCTTGGGCATCCAAGACTTCTTTTTCTTCTTTAAATTTTTTTTTGCTGTAGTGCCATTTTACTATAGCCCCTAGTGAACTAGCTACAATAATCCCTATACCAATATATTTGTCTATTGTGTTCATTCCTTTAAATGTGTTTCTTCTAGTCTTTCAAGTCTAAACTCTTGTTGTACTCGATCCCTTTCCCAGTCTGCCCTCAATCCCTCAACTTCTTTCACGATCATATCTCTAAGACCAACTATTGCCGCAAATTCCACACCAAGCATAAAAGCACATACAGCAATAACAACCAATAAAGCATTGCTTCTGGGTCGGGTTTCTTGGGCTTCAGGTATTGCATCTATCATTTTCTGCTAATTATCAAAGAAGCCGCGGCTCCACTAAATGCCGCAACTAGTGAGATAAACCAAACCCGTAATTCAGATTTAGCCTCTCTTTTGATATAGTCCGTTTCTAATTTATTTACTTTATCGTCCAACTTATCTTGACCTTTTTTTAATTCTTCAATGTCATTCAAAATCTTCCTTAAGTAGTCGTGTGTGGTTTTCAGCCTTGGATTAAATTCCTCATTAAGTAAGCTCATTTTATTACTTTATATGTTTTGGTGCCTATTCTCAACAAATAAGCACCTGGTTCTAGGTTTGTTGTTAACACCTCTTGGCCTTCCCCTTCTAATACTTTTTGTCCCAGGTAGTTGTATATCTGGTACTTTTGCATCGATTTAAGGTTGATTTTATCTGTGAATGGATTGGGATATATTTTAAATTCTTTATACGCAATGTCTTTAATCCCGAGTGTCTGGCAATCCATGGTTTGACATAGAAATTCCGCAGAACTTTGGTGTTCAAGTTGTTGTTGTTCTGTAAATTCAGACCTACAAGAACGTCTTGAATAACTCATATAATTTAAAGGGTCCGGTATCATTAATTCCCCGTTGCCATCAACCCAAGTGCCTGTGTATTCACAATCAGTATTAACGGTGCTTGTGCTTAGTCTTGGGTCTGCTTGGGTATCACAAAGTCGATCGCCAGTAAATAGACAATTAGATCGATCGACTAGCTCGGCAGTTGAATTAAAATCGTTTGAAAAACCATGAGTATGGTAGTTACCGAAAGAGTGGCCGAGTTCATGAGGGGTGGTGCTAGTTCCTGAACAATCATTTGCTATAAATAAAGCGTAATTGAAACTACTAAAGTTTGGGTAATAGGCAAATCCGCATAAGGTTGAACCAACGCTATTTCTAACTGTATTAGCAATATACATATTAAGCGCTTGATTATTGTGATAAGTGGTTCCTGTGTTTGGGTTTGTTTCTCGTCGTATATCAAAATGTTCACTCCAAGTCAAAAAATAGTATTCGTCGCTATCTATATAAAGCGTCTCTGTTACTTGTAGAGTGACATACTGTGATTTGTTATTAAACTCCTCTATTTGCTGTAATAGTTCATTTTCGTTGAGGGTCGTAAATCCATTACTGTTTCTTATAACTTTTACCGAAACTGGGACCACGTAAGAATTTGTATTGCCGCCGTCGCTAGCTGTTATAAAGTCAATTCTTTCTCCTAGAGCCTCACATTCCTCCTCTTGGCCGAAGGCAACGGATATATTTACAAAAGTGACGAGAAGTAAACTTATAAGGTGCTTTTTCATGATTTCATTCTTTTTCTTAATCTTTTTTCTTTTCGCTTCTGCTTTCGCATAACTCTTTGCTCATAAGTAGCATCTCTTGGTCTGATAACCTCTGAGAACATAGCCCCTGTAAAGGCACCAAATCCATTCCAAAGGATGTCATATTTGTCATACACCCCGTTACCTGTTGCTTTTTGTAAATGCTCAAAACCCCAACCAGCTACTATAGCAAGTGCAGTTGTTGATAAAACACTTTCTATGGGAGTTAAATTAAAAGTCTCAGATAAAAAGTAATTTGTGGGTATAGCAGCAGCTCCACTAGCGAAATAATGAAACTGCTTATCTTCTTCCAATAGCTGTGCGGTTGCAAATTGCGACACCAAGAACAATATGATAGTTAAGCGCTTCATTAGTCTGTTTTGATTATTTCTGGAATGTCATCAGCGATAAACGTTCCTTTTACTTTATGCCAAAACTTATTTATAAAAGTCCATTGCATCCACTTACATCTTTCAAAAATGATGTTTTCATTATTTTAATGAAATACAAGTCTGGCTTCTTTCCCACATATCCGTTGGCGTTTAATGCGTCATGTATAAAGGCTGCCACTTCCCAAAACTGGTGATTCTTTTCTCT